AGCCCTTAGCGACCTCTTGTGGAATCAAACCACCTAGCTTATAACTTACCTAGGATATAAGTAGCTATGCAATCATGCAAGGCCCAGTCGCTACTGCCGACCATTTATAAGTTAAGGCGGTGCTCGGAGTCGAACCGAAGATAAGTTTTTGTTTGAGTTTGGAGATAAAACAATATACCCGTCACCGCCATGCGAGGGCAAAGCCCTCAGATTTCATAAAGGAGTATCATCTGCCGTAGCATTTGATACTACCATTTTATCAGTTTTAAAACTTCATGCCTGTACAATCGCTATCATTTACTATCAATTCGCTAAGAATACTATCAAGCTCTTTCATTGCTTGTTTTTTCAGTCTGTAATAAGTAGGCGAACTGATACCACCAAGGCTGTCGCAGATATCATCTACGTACATTTTGTTGATATAGGTCATTCGCAGAATAGTTCTGTGCCTTGGATTACTTAGCTTGTTGATCATGCGACCAAGCTCCATTTTTCGATTGATTATGGCATTTGTGTCCTGCTCGATTGCATCCTTCATAGTTATCAACTGAGCATACACGTCGTCAACCTTCCTGGGTTGCCCCCCCTTAACCTTAACCTCTGACCATTTAGGACTTGAGAGCAGACCAGCCTCAAGCTCGTTGATTTCGTCTATTCGACTTTGAATGTCTAGGTCAAGGTTTTGTAATTCGCTTAAAAGCTCTCTAGCCTTCACTCTCTATCTCCTTTATGATATAATATTAGTACTGAAAGCGTTGTCGAGGTAGAGTGAATGCCTCGGCTTTTTTATTTTTCTCCAATTAAAACATTTAAAGGGATATCAAAAAATGTAGCGATATCTTCAATAGCGTAGTAATTAGGTTTTTTAATATTATTCTCCCAATTTCTGATTTCTGATTGAGAATATCCTAACTTCTTTGCTAATTGACTACGTGAGAGATTATTATCAAGTCTCTTTTGCTTCAGCATAAATGCGAATCGTTCGCATTGTCGCTCGCTCAGTCTTTCATAGTCTATTTTTATGAGTTGCTTCCCGTTTGGATTTTTCTCTTTATATGAGGGAGAAGTGTACGAAGTCAGTGTAACAATAGCAATCCCAGTCTCTACGCTGATTTCTTTTAGCGTTCCACAAGTGATAAAAGTATCGCCTTTATAAAGTGCGTATTCATATTCAAGTCTATCCATGTTCAAGCTCCGTTGATTATCTTGATTGTTTTCTCATAACTAAGATTTACTCTAGCTTTTTCCTCCTCGTATCCGAACACCTTTGGAATTCTAAAGTAAATGATTGTAGTGTTATCATGGTTTTTTACGACTGAAAAAACGTACTTGAGCAAGGTTTTTCTAAAAGCTACGTTAGGAAAGACTACAAGCTCTTGAGCTCCTATTCCTGTTGTAGTCACTTTATTTATTTTGCTCCCTGAATACGGATATTTTTTAGGTCTCATTTCCCTGCCTCCTCTGCCATACACTGCAACCATACAAGACTCTCATATAAATCCCTTGTATGTCTCTTGATATTTCCTAGATCATAGCTGTCTAGCTTATCTGAGTTGTTTATAATATCAATTTTTAAATTATCGATAGCTAGAATAAAATCTTTTTTCAGTCGGCTCATCGCTCCACCTCCAAAAGTTCTGGATTTTCGTAGATTCTCGATCTAACAGTAGACCAATCACAACCATAGTGTTGTGCAATCCAGTTTATTGACTTACCTTCTTTAACAAACACCTTTAATTCCTCTTTTGGTATGAGGACACGTTTTTTCATCTTCATACCTTTCCTGTTATGATTTGCCTTGCCAATTTTTTGTCTATGAGTTCCTGAAAGAACCTTCCCCTTATTATGTTCACTATTATGAGTTTTGTTTAATATTAGGGATAGATTTTCTTTTCTTGCATCTAGCTTGTTCTCATTCAAATGATGTACACTATATTCAAATGGAAGTTTTGTTCTCAACCAATACTGCATTAAAAGTCTATGTATATGTACTTTTTCATTATGAATTGAAACGGCAGGATAGTGACCATGCAAATATATCTTTTTCTTACTCAAAGAAGGTTTTTGCTGATACCACAAGATTGCCTTTTCTAATTCAGAATAATCAACAAGACATTCACACTCATTGCTAAAATCAATTTTCGCTTGTCTTTTTACTGTCAATTAAATCACCATCCTCCCAAATATTGCCGAGGATTTCGATACTGTTTTCCATAAACTCTTTTGCTTCTTCAAAGCCTTCAGTATCTACTGTGTCGCTCAAAAAGCTCTCTTTTCCTTTTTCATCGACCATATAAAAACCTAATGCCTGATGATTTCGGAGAACTCCTAACGTGTGTCCATCTGTTAAGATATCCCCCTCAAAGATTTCTTGATCATGCTTGTCTTTTAGTCCTGTTGATTGCATGAGCTCAATTTCATCAGGATATACTGTAATATAATCATTCATGACTGCGTCATTTAGTTCAAGTTCTTCAATGCGACTGTCTTGGAACCACATGTTTTTTATCGACATCATTCTACCAAGTTCATTATGCCACGCTCTAAATTTTGGTATCATTTTTTCTCCTTAGCTTTCAATCTATTTCTTGCTTCGCTTAGATAATACCGAAAAATATCATTGCTACTATGCTTCTTAATCAATTCATTTAGTGCTTTCTCGACAATTTCAGATCTAGTTGAATATCCATAGTATAGTTTTAATGCTTCAAGGTGTGCAAAAAGATCATCGGTTAAAGTAACTGTAAATTTTTTCATTCTTCCACCTCCTTGACTTCAATCCCTTCACAATCAAACACCCAGCCAAAGCCATCTTCTAATTGTTTACGTGTGTGCTTGGTTCTGCACCCACCGATTTCGGCTTTTGATTCAAAAAAATATTCTTTGGATGATAAACCTTTATTAAGATAGCAACCATATCCATTAACACCTTTCACTTTCACCAAATACCGCTTCTCTTTCTCGACCTCGTAGCCGAACTTGTGCATATTGATGAGAATTTCGATAAAGTTATCTGTATTCGACATCCAGTTAAAGAGAACATTGTCAGTTGTTGTCGATTTTACCCAATTCGCACAAAGATATGCAATGTTTTTATATAAATTATCTTTGTTTATCCTATACCAAACCGATACAAACGGCGGAACTTTGACTTTTTCGGGTTCGTCTAGTTGTTCCAAGTCTTTTAAAACTAGCTGACAAGCTACAACTGCTGCAATATCAAATGAACTATTCGCCAGCTCTTTATATTTCTCAATTAATTCCTGCTTGTTCATCTTCCAACTCCTTTAACTTATCTTATGGCTTTCCAGGTCTACGAATTCGTGGCCGTAGCTTACAAAATACGAACCAATCAGAATCGCATCTGCCTCGTCGTCTTTGACGTTCAGGTCGAACGTTTCGGACACTTTAGCAACTGCCTGCAACTTCATTGATTTCTTGCTTCGGTCTTTATAGCTGAACTTCCAATACTTGCGCCAAGTCGAAACATTCACAAAATACACATTGTCAGCGACTAACCGTCCAAGAATAATCCCTGTCACAATTCCGATACTAATCATGGATTGTTGATTTGGTCCCATGACCGAGTTCTTCTCGACCACAATCGATTCAAAATGGCAGTCGTACTTCTGGAGCGCTCTCGATTGAATTGCTCTCAGCTCGCTAGCCATGAAGCGTCCACGTTCAAAGAAAGACTTGCTTTTATGTTTTAAGACACCACTCTGGACAAGGTCAGAGCCGTGAAACACGGCCCAACCTGTCGCAGAAGTTGAAATGTCCAACGATAATGTCAGAGATTTCATTGCAGTTCTCCCTTGATACCACAAAGATCGAATAGATTGCGCTTGTTGTTTTCGATGAACTCAAAGAACTTCTGTAATTCGGCCAAGTGGCGCTTTTCTCTCTTGACTCCAAGGCTTGTATGATACTCTGTCGGTGTTTTCGGTGTTACCCTGATGTCTAGCCAATAGAGAGGCTCGAACACGTCGCCACTTGTATCCAGAGAGGTGTCTGCGTCCGTATTTCTGAAATGCATCTGCATATCATATTCAATTTTGTTTGTGATCGTGATGGTCTTATCCACGATTTCGAGTGTGATACTTGTTCCTGGTATGTCGATTTTATTTAGCATTTGTTTTTCTCCTGTTTATCTAAATTCTTTTGCTATTGCAGCGATAACATTCACGGTAACGCTATTGCCAGCTTGCTTGTATAGTTGACTGTTTGAGTTGACTTCTTGCGCCTTATCAAAAGCCCAGTCTGGAAAACCTTGTAACCTCCAACATTCACGAGGTGTCAGCTTTCTAATTCTAAAATCAGGCTCTACTACCCCTTGACTCTCTCCAGTTAAGAGAGTATTTGCTATCTGCTTACCTACTCGCCCTCTGCGTGTTTTAGAGTTAGGGTGTGATAAATTCACGCTATCCCCAACCTCTGCTTCTGCATAACCTTGAGAGGTTGCCTCTGTTATTTTTAAAACATTGTTTTCGTGATAGCCATTGCTAGTCAGAGTAGGAGCGATGTCATGTTCTCCGCCTTGATTATAACCATGACCACGTTGAATAATTTTAGGTTCAAGACCTCCACCTTGATATGCTCTGATTGTTGGTGCGATGCCATCTGTTTCGTAAACAACTCCACATTGATTAAAATTGGGTTGCAATACCCCAAATTGTTTTATAGTATTACTTTTTATTGCTATCTTTTGCCCCTCCCCTTTGTTCGTTGTGAGCGTAGGAGCTAGGCCGTCAGCTTGATAGACTTCTCCATTCATGCCATTTCCAGACGGGTTGACATTACCGATTTTCACGACTGATTGGCTACTAGTTGACTGACTTTCTCCGCCGAGAGGAAATACTCTTCTGGTACATTCTCCTCTAAGATGTCCGATAATGAACACACGTTCCCGATTTTGGGGGACTCCGAAATTCTTGCTGTTAAGCACTTGCCATTCCACATCGTACCCCAATTCATCCAAGGTTGAGATAATGGTCTCGAATGTAATTCCGTTTTCGTGATTGAGGAGCCCTCTGACATTCTCAAGGAATAGATATCGAGGTCTGAGAATAGATGCGAACCTTGCAATTTCAAAGAAGAGACTTCCTCGTGTATCCTCAAAACCTCGTCTGTTTCCTGCAATGCTGAAAGCCTGACACGGAAATCCTCCACAGATAATATCCACACTTCCGAATCTTCGAACAGACTCATCTGATACTGCTGTGATGTCATGTAGTTCTATTTCTCCTTTCGTGTCGTGTATAGCTTTATAACTAGCTCTTGCAAACTTGTCAATCTCACAAAAGCCAACACATTCATGACCTGCCGATTCCATTCCCAAACGAAATCCACCGATGCCAGCAAATAAATCTAAAAATTTCATTCTTTTATTTTCAAAAAAATGCGACTGCCTCTGTTGTTGTGAGTTTGGCTAAATACGGGCAGTCGCTCGTCCAAGGTCACATAACCTTTACTGACGTGTTTCTAGTTCGCAGTTTTACAAGAATGCACGGCTTGTTTAATTTATTTACATTTCAATCAGGTCGTTCAAGGTAACGACTGCATCTAGTTTTTTCTTGCTTCTGCAGTAGTCACAATGTCCGCACTTTTTAGGTTTCTGTTTGCCTTGGATAACGTCCCAAACTTCGACAATTTCAGACTTGATTTTGTCTAAGCCTTCGTCAAGCCATTCATCGTCAATCTTCAAGATTTCACGGTCTGGAACGGCTTCCTTGCTGACTGCTACGATGTAAGGCCTAAAGTCCTTACCAGTCATCTGTTTTAAGAGTTCACGATACAAACCAAGCTGGCCGTGATACCCAAAATTCAAAATGTTATTGACTGCAGCGGGTACTTTCTTCTTGAGTTCTGCGCTCCATTCTTCAGAATAGATGGACTTCATGGTTTTTAAATCCACAAAGTAGCCACGGCTCAGATTTACACTGTCTAACTTACCTTTGACTGGTACGCCTTCGATTTCTCCGTACACAATCAATTCTTTTTGAACGTCGTCCGATGAGTAACCGTGATACAAACGGTCGAAACCTTCATCGTCTTTCAGGCTTTCAATCATCTTGTCGCCAATCACAAAGTCAGATTTTAGGTTTCCCTTGTTCTTGCCTGTCTTAGCAAGTAGCTTGTCGCCGTTTTCGTCCATAAACTGCTGATGCGCTTCTTCGCTTTCAAAGTAACTGTGAACGTAATTACCGAGTAGGAGAGGGGTTTCGTCCCTCTCTTCTACCCATTGGCCACTATCAAGGGCAAAAGCTTTCGCTTGGCATTGCTGGTACCGTTTAAAGCGTGAGTTTGTCAAGTAGCTTGTGTCCTGGTAGTAATTCTCTTGTGTCAGCTCTTCCATGACCTACTCCTTTACGTTGATAGTGTTCCCTTCAAATAAACTAATTTCTTCCAAAACTTCGCCTGTTTCTTCGTCAAAATCTGGAATTTCATCTTCTGGGTATTCGGTAGAGGTTAACTCGTCAGGATTTGCCGTTTTTTCAGCCGTTTTTGGGGTTGTTTTGGTTTCCTCGGTAAATTCTCCCTCTACCACGTTATCGGGCTCTGTGGGCGCGCTAGGGGCTTTTAAAATGTCGTCTAATGTTTCAACTTCTTCTCTCACCGGTTCAGCTTCTTTCATTTGACGATCGTTTTCATACTCATTTTCTGTGGTACGGTTCACAGCATCAATAAATAAGTCATTATCATCACTGGTATTAAAGAACTGTTTAGCCGCACGATTGATAACTGTGCGCTTAGCCATTTCTTGAGGAAAATTATTCTGAACATTCTTTGTTTTTGCTTGTGCCCAAGACTTGTCAATTTCTTTTTTGGTCATAACGGTCAGGATTTTCTCCCCATCCTCTTTTTCAATAATACAGTAAGCACCTACGATTGGATTGTCTGCATTAACCCAATCCGTTTCATGACTCACAAAAACTTTTCGACCGTTTTCGTTCTTAATTTGGAACTTGTCGCCCTCATAAATAACTTCCGCATAAATATCTTTCACTTCTGGTAGTTGCTTAACAACTTTCATAGTGCCAAAATATGACCTAGTCAATTTGACAGTGTTGCCATAAGGTATGAAATAGCACTGGGTCTTTGCTGGACTAAGCCCTTGAGTCACCATGTCAAGAAGCGCATTGTAAATACTATCTTGAGTGCACGTCTGGAGCAAATTCCCACTACTGGAATTTTTTAGAGCATAATATGCTGAACTCAGTGCATTGCTAACGCTATAATTCTGTGCGATCATCAAGCCTTCTTTCTGCATTTCCTGGATGCGTGCCGCTACTGGCGATGTGATTTGCTTCTGTGTTAGTTCGTTAGTCATTTTCTTCTTCCTTTCGTTTTCTTCAAATTCCAATTTTCACGCTTCAAGCGTTTGTTTTCGTTTTGCAATTTCAAAATAATGTCTTGTTGTTCGTTGATAATCTGCCCCAGCTCTCGGCCAAGATGAATATACTCAGCTCGCCAGTTATCGATTTCTGCGTGTAGTTCCTGGATCATATTTCATCACCCACATATCGATACTGACCGCATCCAATATATACATACTCCCCTAGATCGAGTTCTTCTCGCTCTTCAGGCGGTTGCATTATGTCTCTGTCATAATCAAACATGAGCGTACACCTTTCCAAGTTCCAGAACTCGCTTCACATATCTAGCTTTAGATGTTAAACCAAGATCCAGCAATTCGTTTTTTTCTTCATGATTGGCCAAAAGCCACACACGGTTTTCAATTTCAATCTTCGTCATCTTCCTGCTCCACTTCCTCATATTCTTTGGATTCAACTGTGATTTCTAATCGTTTTGTGGCTTCATCTACTGACTTGCCGTCTAAAATATCCTTGATCATGTCGCTTACATCGTGCATAGTTTGAGCCTTCGCCTTGCCTTTTTCAGTTTCTGGCATCAAGCCAATGTCTTGCAGAGCTAGAAAAGCTAAACTGAAAGCGTGTAATTCTTTCTGAAGTTGTTTTATTTTCTTGATTGTGCGAATTGCTTTAAGCATATTGTTCTCCCATCTGTTCTTTTTCTTTATAAACTGCCAATTGTTGTTTTAGATCATGGATTTCTTGATCACGGATTAAGCGACGCTTGCGCTCTTCGAATAGATCATTCATAAGTTCAATCGCAACCTCTCGCCAGTCAAGATTGATAGCTTTAAAAAAAGTTCTGTACTTTAGTTTGATTTTGTTTAATAATTTCATATTTATCCTCGCTTTGTTAAATTCATCCAGTTTGCGTTGTACCATTCTCTAACTGCATCTCGTGGCCAACGCTTGTCATTTATATTTGGAAATCCTTTCTGGTAGCGAAAACGGTCATCGAACGTATCTACAGAAACACCTAGCATTTTAGCTACATCTTTTCGCTTCAACTCCAGAGGGAACGCTTCTTCAATATCTGCAGACTGCAATACTGTGAATTTTATTTGACTCGCAATCGCTTGAATCAACTCTTCCATTTTTACTCCTTTCGTGTTATAATTTCCTTGAATAATTTTGTCATGCGCCTGATTGCCGTCAGGTGCTTTTTTGTTTAGTCATATACAGTTACTGTATAGACTATCTTGCTCTTTCCATCGCTAGAATGTACAGTCGACTTCTCTACCGTTATATCTGTTTTGTCATTGGCCATTTTGAAGAACAAATACAACAAACATTCTCGTAAAATTTTTAATTTTAAAGGAACATGTAGAAATCGTTTGATTTCCAGATCAATCTGACTAAGATTATTTGATAATGTTGTTTCGCTCACTCTCTAATTCCTTTCTAAATTTGGTATAATAAAGATAATAAATTGATTGGAGATAATATATGAAAACCGCTAACGTTTCATTCTATGATGCAAGTCGCCAGACAGTAAAATTCGAATATCCTGAACATTGCCCACATTGTGGAAAAAGCATCTCGCCTGAAAGAATACATGTTTCAGATAGTGAGGACGGATACTCTAGTGGAAATGCTCGTTTTGTTGTCACTTTTCGCTGCTCACGCTCAGCTTGTAAAAAATACTTTGCTGTCGAGTATATTTTCACATCTGCATCTAAACTTTGTCCAATTGCTGAATACAGCTACCGTCCGCCTATCAAAGTAAAACTCCCTGAAAATATAGAAAAAGTTTCTCCTGTTTTCGTCGAAATCTATTCCCAAGCAACCGTCGCTGAATCTGAGGCATTGAATCAAATAGCAGGCGTCGGATATCGCAAAGCTGCTGAGTTCCTAATAAAGGACTACGCAATTTCCAAAAATCCATCCGACGAAGAACACATCAAATCAATCATGCTTGGAAAAGTAATCGCTGACTACTTGAATGATTTTCCAAAAATTCAAGCTTTAGCAAAATCCGTCGCTTGGATAGGAAATGATGAGACTCATTACGTCCGCAGACATGATGGTAAAGATATCGAGGATTTAAAAAAATTCATTCTCTCGGCAGCTCAATTTATAGCTGCTGATTACGATGCAGATGAAGCATTACTTTTTACATCTTCTTCTGATTGAGAAAATTTAGAGTCTAGTTCATCCAACTTCTCAGCAATATATGTCACGGTCCTCAATATTTCATTGAGGGCTGTTCTTTCTAGTTCGTTCATGTTTTCTCCTTTCCTATTTTGCAAAGTCCTAAATTAGAAATTTTTAAATTTCTCTCTTTTATTTATTTAGAGAAGTAGGACTTGTTGTTAGTTAATATTTATTGTTATTTAATACTTGTTGTT